TGGTTGTTTGTTCATAATAAATCACCATGTTAAATACGTTTTTTGCCAATATTATATTTACTTACCAATTCCCAATCATCTTTTTCTTTGTATGCGATGATCTTGATTTGATGAATTGGTGCAATATTGTTTTCCATAATCTTAGGATTAACAATCTTTACCAATCCCCAATCTTGTAGTAACTTAGCGATTGCATTCCGTCTTTGAATATCATTATCTGATAGATTAGAAGGTTTGCCATCTAAATCAAACAACTCTTTGAAATGAACAATGTAGTATTGTCCTTGTTTATGTAGAATGTGACAAGACTGATATAAAATCTTATCTTTTCGTGAAGATACACCAATACGTGTTAAAGTTTCTTTTACTTTAAGGAAGTCATCACTTTTTTCAAGTTTAACCTCAACGAAATCTAAAATATTTACCATGCTATTTCCTCAATCCACCGATGTCGGTTTTTTCTTTTAATTCTTGGATTTGTTCATTACTAAGCAGGCGTAGAGCCTCAATAGCTTTAGCATCAGATAAACCATAATAGGTCTTTATACATTCTATATCTTCAACCTTTTCAGCCTTAATCCACTTAGCAAACGGCCTTTTTCTAGACCTAATCGTATTTATAAGAAAATCATTTTGCAACTTCTTATCTAAATGGTGCCTACGATTCATCTCATTAGCATAGGCAATACAGTCTACATGGTAAGATAAACTACGGTTTACTAGAAAGGGAACGTATTCACTTTCAGTAACTTCATCGACAATAAGTTGTTTTTTACCTTTCAATATTTCGTTTACATAATCAAATGGATTCATTATTTGAATTCCAAATTAACCATTAGTTCTGTTAAACATGCAACAATATTAATCTCCGCATCGGCAACAAACGCTTGTTTATATTGATAGTCGGCAAGAATAATTACTGCCTGAGGTATACTGCCAGGTTGTAATACTTCATACAAATTATCATATAATTTACGATAGATTGTCTGTGGGTCAACATCATTACTTGCAACCCATTTACGAATTGAACCAAAGTCTTTATCTTTAATGAATCCTACAATCTGTGATAGAGTAACATCAGTAATCTGTGCTAGAATACCGGTATCAATCTTACCAAATTGTGAGAACCGTTGTAGTTCATTTATTACACGCCGAAAATCAGGAAAGTGTTTTTCAATAACTGCAGCAACTACAGCAGGTTCAAACTCAACTTCTTCTTTCTTAAGAATAGTTTGAATACGTTTAAAGAATTGATTTGCCATCTTAGTCTTTTCACTATTCTTTAGTGTAAAATCAATTACTGCACACCGAGAATGTAATGGTTCAATTATCTTTGTTTTATAATTACATGTAAAGATAAACGAACAATTCTTTGAGAATTCTTCAATAGAATTTCTAAATGCTGCTTGTGCATTGACTGATAGATAGTCTGCCTCATCAATAATGATTACTCTTCGTATACCAGAGAACGACATTGCAGATGCATAGTTCTTAATCTTATTACGAACAACATCAACACCATTCTCATCAGAACCATTAATGATGAGATAATCACAACCAACTTCTTCACACATGGCTTTTGCAACTGTTGTTTTACCTACACCTGCGCCACCACATAAAAGTAAATTAGGAATGTTTCTTTGATTAACATACTCCTGAAACGGTGTCTTTAACCGTTCAGGTAGTATGCAATCTTCAATCGTCTTAGGACGATACGCCTCGGTCCATAATAAATGTTTCATTCACATACTCCATAATATAATTAAACTACTTCAATTCACCATTCAATCTGCCAATTACTTCCATATAATTACCTGTAACTTTAGTAGTACCGCCATCTGCCATAACAATATTAGCACCTGCCATTGTTGCTTCTACTAACATAACAAAATTTGGATTGATTGCAACACTACCAGCATCAGGTCGTTCAAAATAAATTAACATATTAACCCTTTGTGAAAGTTGATCCAGGTTCTGTTGTAATCCAGTATTGTAAATCTAATTGTTTGTGTTTGAAATTAGAAATACCTTTTGATGAAATACTAATATCATATTCACCAGGTAACATGATTAGTGTTTCTAGTTTGAATACCATTTCATATACATCACCATTACCATCAGCAATTTCAAGTTCATTTCGTGATGCGGCATTATCTTTACCATCATAAACTAGAACACTTACTTTTGATCCATCAGACTTAAAAGCAAGATTTGTTGAGCCAATGATTGAAGAGATTTTCTTAACCCAATCATAATCATTTTTAGATAATGTAAATTTGATTTCTGCTTTAGGCATTGCAACAGGTTTCTCGGGAGGCAAAGTAAGCATCTCTGCATCACAACAAACATAACGTAAACGATTACGACCATCTTCACTTGTAATCTTACAAGAACCATCTTCATGTTTGATATCTACATCACCACCAAACATGGAGATTGCAGTTAAAAAGTTATTCAAATCGTAAATGCCAAACTCACTTGTAATCTCATCTGGTTCATTGAAAAAATTGTATTCAGCAAAGATGTTCTTATTACGAGAAATAGTTTTTAATGTCTTACCTTGTTTGAATAAAAATCCAGCATTTACTGTAGAAAAATTCTTCAAGATATCAATTGTGTTTTTTGATAATTTCATAATATACTCCATAATTAAATATTTGTTTTAGGTTTACTGTTATATAATTCATCGTGATTGTGTAGAGCCATTATACTATAATGAATCACTTTTAGCAAGTCTTTTCTATTTCTTCCTTCTTTCTTGCCATATCTCTGTGCGTATTTCATAATGTTACCGATACAGAAACCTTCACCGTGACCACTATCCATTATAAACTCAGTTGCCTGAAATTTATTTTGTGAATAGTGTTCACCGTAAGTGTTATCAATATAGAGTTTAAGTTCATTAAGTATTCTATCTTCACTATACTTATAGTCTATATCACATCTCATGATTACAATTTACCCGTTAATTCTGCAACTTTAGGCATGTTACCCGTGAATGGATATGTACCAATATGTTGTGTTTTCATCCATGGACATAAGTAGATTTCTCCACCAATCTTACGCCACATCTGACAGAACATATAATCTTCAGATAGATAACGATCTGAACCTCCACCAACGATTGAGTCTTTAGTATCAATCACTGTATCAAAGTATGCATGAATGTATCTTGAACCATCAAAATTTGCTTGACCAACATGATCAGGTTTATAACGAATAGTGGGATAGGCTTCTCGCATCTTATCAAATACTTCACGTTTAACCATCATAAAACCTGTACCAATTTCTAATACTTGAAGTGGTTCAGTTACAGAAAAGTTTTTAGTACCATGAACAACATTAAACACATAATCACCAACAACATATTCTAAATCTTTTGGTGGTAGATCAGGATGTTTTCTTGCGGCTTCTGCTACATTATTCCAATTGATAGATTTTTTAGGGTAAGGTCCACCAATCACTTCTTTATCTAATGCCATCAAAGCAATTACATCTTGCGGGTTGAAATGAACATCAGAATCAATGAAGAGTAGATGAGTGCATTCCGAACGGAGAAATTCATCTACAAGATAATTACGTGCCCGAGTGATAAGAGATTCATTAAACAAAAATGAAAACTTAACATCAACACCATACTTAATCATCATTACTTGTAAATCAAGGCACGATTTCATATACATGCCATATGACATACCGCCATACATTGGGGTTGCCACAAACAACTTAAACTGCTTTAGATCATCTAATTTAACTTTTATTTCCATAGTATATCCATTATTAAAAAGAGGGTGATACAATTATATATGCATCACCCTATAAAATTTACACTACAGATTAGGCAAATGCACTAGCGCCCAAAGAATGATACGCTGCCGAAATCATCTTACGAGTAGGTTTACCTAAACGATAATGATTAACAGGTTGACCATTGGCTGATTTTTTAGTGTTACGGTAGATACTATAACCTTCAGCACGAAGCTCTTGAATACGAGCAGAGAAACGCTCAATTCCGAAACGGGTTTTAGCTTCTGACTCAGTAATTTCTTTACCAGATTTAAAAAACTCAATCAGTTTTTCGTTTTGTGAACGAGTTTGCATAATAATTACTCCATTTAATTTTGTGTCGCACTAAGTTTATATTTCAGAGGCGACACATCCCTGAAACTTTATGTATTATACATTAGTTATGTATTATCGTCAACACTTTTACAGGCAAATGTTATTGATTACCATCAGTCCAAAGGTAATTGCTCCTGTT